GGCCCCATAAGGGCCTCCCCGGTGCTTCGTGCATCTATTAGCCTTTTGGCTAGTACTCTGCTAGCAGAATAACAGTGTACCAACTGCTGGCTAATCCCTGTAATCCAAAGGAATGATCATGACTGGAGGATATGTACTCTCGAAACGAGATGTCATTAACCCTAAGAAGATAACGCGCGATGGTCCAGCCCTTGGGGGCTTAGCGACCAACGAAGGTTATCGTGGGATAATGCTCTCGTTTCCTGATACAAACCTCTTGACTCATCAGGAGGTCTATTCGTTTCGTACGAATAGATATTCGGACCCTGCTGAAGATTTAACCAGCGGACAGGAAATACTTAGGTATTTCCTTATGCATGGTATCAGCAAGGAATTCGACACGGGCCATGATTTCTGGACTACCCGTTCCTGGACAAATTACTCCCACAAGGAGGCATTTGTCAGGTCCGGATCCGGACAATCGTGGGCCCGGGGTGTACTTAACCCTGGGGCACCGCCTGTTCCCGTTCCAAGTTCGCTTAATGTGAACTTTTACGGAAATAAGGCGATTGCTGCTGTCGCTCCGACATCTCCAAACGCCAACCTGGCTCAAACCGCTGCCGAAATTATTCGGGAGAAAGGTATTGAGCTGCCTGGAACATCTCTATTCGGATGGCTACAATCTCGAGCACTCTTTTACCGTAGTCTAGGTAAAGAGTACTTGAATGTATCATTCGGGTGGAAACCGTTCCTTAATGATCTGTATAAGATCGTTAAGCAAATGCTGAGTATTAATGAAGAGATTCAAAAATACTCTGCGATTAGTGAGACGATCACAGATAGGCGTTATGACTTCCTGCCTATTGAGAGTAATAGCTCAACCGAGCTTTCTCCTAATAGGTACCTCAACTTCGGACCCGGTAGTAATATCGCGTCCTGGGATGAGTTGTATAATGGAAGCCCGAGTCGTCGACTCACCATTGTAGATTCCTCTTACGAGAAGATCTACTTTAAGGGAAGCTTTATGTTTGCCATTAACCCTGGTAATGGGTTGCTGGATAAACTTCAAGCCTACGAGCAGATTGCTAACAAGCTGCTCGGCACTCGGATAACTCCGACTGTCCTTTGGGAGTTGACGCCATGGTCATGGCTCATCGACTGGTTTGTTGACGTACAGTCTGCAATTACGACTGCTGGTCTTCAACTGGACGATGCGCTTCAGTTGCGGTGGGCGTATCTAATGCGAGAAACTCGCATGAGTACTACCTACTCCGTCAACGCCGACAACTTGTTTGTCGACGGCCCTGGCGGATCCATCAGCGCTACGACTCACTTTGTGAAGAAGGAGCGCGTGAGGGGCACACCCTTTGGATTTGGCATCAATCCGGACGGCATTTCTGCCGGCCAGTGGGCCATTCTTGCTGCTCTTGCCATAAGCAAGGGTCCCAAGACAATACGCATTGATCGAGTTCCCACAGGGGAATGAGATGCGTAGTTAAAACTGCCGATAACCTTCGGTAGGTCACGTGGACAAAATCCACATGTTACAGAAAGTCGAGAGACAGTCATGTTCTCGGATCCTCAGTCAGTCACGATCGGTAGTGCCCAGACGCTTGCGCGTACGGGCATTAGTGGTAGTTCCGGTACGTTCCAAAAGGACGACGGAACTGTCGCACTCAGTGTGGCTCACTCTAAGAGTAAGGCAAACAGGGTGCGGTCTACCGCTCGTGTGGACTACTCGAAGATTGTAGCTGATCCCCTCGTCACGGGTACCAACCTGCGCCTTTCGGCGTCGGCGTACATCGTGATCGATGTTCCTCAGAACGGTTTCACCGTTGCTGAGAAGGTTCAGCTCATCACCGGGCTTACAACCTGGTTGACCGCTTCGACGAATGCCAACGCCACCAAACTTGGTGGCGGTGAGGTGTGATGGTTTCCTACACCGAGCTTACGCTCCTTGTAGTGATCATCAGCCTGCTGACATTGGTCGGTTTCGGAATGATGGTGCTCGCACTATCACTCTTCCGGCCAAGGCGGGCCCGTAGTCGTCACTGACTTCTATGGTTCGTTAGAGATCCTACATGACCTGGAATGATCTAACCTTACTATTATGAAAGGCAGACCATGAAAAGTCTGGTAAGTCTCTTGCAGCATGTCCTCGAAGACTTCGGGGACAGGTGTCACGTAAGCACCGCTCTCGATTTAAAGAAAATCAAGAGTCGTGTCGAAGATGAGGGGTTATCGTTTTTAACGATAACCCTGTCTAACTACGGATCTGACTTCCAAAAAAGTCTAGACCGTGGTTACGTCGCTCGCGATCTATTCACTGGTTTCCAGTGGAAAGATGGTCTCCCCCTATTACTAGGAGGTTTCCTCGAGCTTGTCTTCGACCGTGGCACTGGCTTGCTACACCCATCACCTAGTATTGATGCGATCTTCGGATTGCGTCAGCTTACGCTGATGTGGTCTAAAGTAAAACTACCCGTCTCAGAAGAGCGGGAGTCCGCAGCAATACGAAAGTACATGGAGTGTGAATCTGATGTTCGTAATTCTGATCGCCGTCTCGGCTTCTACAGAACACCCATCTCCCAGGAAACTGGTGAAGAGGATTCTGAAAGAGCACGATTTATGGCTATCTCAGAACATGTTTTCGGACGTGTTTTCGCTTACGTGGATAAACAAATCTACGGCGGCGATATTCACCCTAAACATGGCAGCGGCAGTACGGCTGATAGAATTCTTGGCAACAAGAAGTACTATCTCCCTAACTGGGCTACTCGACTCGAAACTGTATTCCCTGCGTGGGAGTACGCTCGAGCGAATGGCCGATCTTTTTTAGAAGATCCGCCCGAATATCAGGACCCCGGAGCAGAAACACCCGTTAGGGTTATTACTGTTCCTAAAACGATGAAAACGCCTCGAATCATCGCTATGGAACCTACGCATATGCAATATATGCAGCAGGGACTTTTAGCAGCGATCGTTGAAGGGATCGAGCAAGATAAACTTGCAAAATCCCTGATCGGATTCGGGACACAGGTTCCTAACCAGAAGCTGGCCCGAAAAGGTTCCATTACTGGGACCCTAGCTACACTCGACATGAGTGAAGCGTCTGATCGCGTTTCCAATCAGCATGTACTACTACTTCTCGCCCGTCATGGTCTCACTCGTGAGGCTGTGATGGCGACTCGTAGTAGGAAGGCTGACGTACCTGGTCACGGAGTTATCCGTTTGGCCAAGTTCGCGTCTATGGGATCAGCTCTTTGCTTTCCCTTCGAGTCAATGGTATTCTGTACCTTAGTACTCATGGGAATTGAAAAAGAGCTTGGCAAGCCACTAACCCGCAAAGCCATCCAAAGCTTTGTGGGCCAGGTGCGCATCTACGGGGACGATATAATTGTCCCTGTTAGATATACGAGTAGTGTTGTCAGCATGCTTGAAACTTTTGGGTTTAAAGTAAATGCTGGCAAGAGTTTCTGGACTGGAAAGTTCAGAGAGTCTTGCGGTAAGGACTACTACGACGGCAACGATATTACTGTTGTCCGACTTCGTAGTCTGCTCCCTACACAACACTGGAGTAGAGAGAAGAGTCAGACGGTTAGATCCGTCTACGAACTCCGTAATCAACTTTACAAAAGTGGATTATGGAAAGCCGTTCGTTATCTCGAGAACTTGTTGGAAAGCCTTAAATGGCCTACCCCTGTTCTCGGTGATGACTCCTCTGGCATCGGCTATGTATCATACATCCGCAGATGTTCTTGCGGAATGGGATGGCATAGCGGCTACCAAAAACCGGTGGTACCGGCCTTGGTGGAGTTGCCTCGCCCTCAGCGTAATGAGGCTGATGGATGGGCGGCAATGCTCAAGTTTTTCCTGCGGACACAGGATGATCAGAACATCGATCGTCCTAGTGTCCTGGCTACTGGCTTGCCAGCCAGTAAGGATCACTTGATCTACTCTGGACGTCCGCGTAACGTCGACATCAAACTACGCAGGGTTGATCCAAGGCT